TTTATAGGGGGGAAAGAAGGTTTCGACAGCAAGAGATGACAGGGTAGGGGATAAAAAATCATCTTGTGAAGATGCAGGATGGAGTCAGCAGGTGGGCTATGACTAACATTTCAGTACGGTACGCAACTATAAACAACTTTGTAAATCATTTTTATTGTGATTCCCGATAATATGCCTCTGTTTTAACAGACACGTTGGTTTCCGACGTGTTACGGTATGATTTACAATTTGCTCATTCAGACATAACCTGCGCAGGGTATACAGTGCAAAGCGCACACCTTGCAAAAATGGTTGACGTCTTTATTGATTCTATCCGTATCTAAGGCGGAAGGTCTAGCACTATAGATATAGCTATCAGTAGGTGCAAGTCCTGCAAGTGCTATAAACACTTTTGTAAAGTGCGCAAAAATATTTTAAATTCAGGAGGAAGATACTATGTTAAAATCAGCTTTAATTATCAATGCTTTAGAAATGCCAGCAAACTGCCATGAGGACGTAAAAGCGCAGGTGAAAGACCTCGTAACATTCAAAACTATGACCGCAGAAAAACAGCGGATTCTTGCTACTAAGTTAGGCACTAAGAAACTGTCAGACCTTATTTCAGAGGGTGAAAAACTCTATCCAGGCAAGGACTGGGCTGAGTACTCAGATATTGAAATGTCAACAGCTTTCGCAGGCTGGACTGAAAAAGCCACTGACCTGCGTGAAGACTTTATCACTGCCAATAGCAATCTTGAGGCTTGCCAGTGTGACGAAACCACATTCAAGGACTTACCAGACACCGATAAAATCTTTGTTACTCTGATTTGTCATTCAGTAATGCCCAAAATGGGCTTAGACTCTGACTTAGTTCCTGAGTCCCTTGGTAAAACCATTGCTACTTGGTATCAGTCAGGCAAGGGTATGTCTGGACTCAATAAAGCCCTCAGAGACTCATTCCGTACTTTCATTGGTCAGTCTGGTGACTGGTTTGATGGTCTCAAGCTTAAAGCCTCTGATATGGCTGGGTCTGATATTCGCCACTTCATAGCTTCCTTTGAGCGTGGTGCATCCCGTAAAGTGTCACAGAAAAAAGACGGCACTGTAGAAATCGGTGAGTTCGACTATAAAGAGGACTTCAGTCAGCGTGTAGTTGCTAATAAAGTTACTGATTTACTGACAGTCTACCTGCTGTCAAGAGCTGATAAAGTCGAAGTTGTAGCATAAACAAGTTTATAAATCATGAGCTTATACTCTGCCTATGACTTCGGTCATAGGTAGGAATAAGAACATGATAGGGTCATGCTCTAGCCTTAAAAAGAGCAATAGGAGGAAAAACTATGAACCGTAAAGAATTAAAAGCTCGCATTGCGTCTTGTGAGCAACTCATCAACGAGGCAATTTTCTGTCAAGACGCAGAAACCGTTTACCACTACACGAAAGTAGTGGAAGGTCTGAAAAAAGACCTCGCAGCTAGTAAACCAGTATACCCAGAACATCTCTATGTTCGTTTGGGTGACCTTGTGAATCTGGAGGTGCAACATGTATAACATTAGAACCATGAAAAATCCAGAAAAGCACTACGGGCTTACTTTCCCTAAAGGTGCTTTGTTTATTAGAGGTCAAGGCAAACGCTTTGTCCTCTGCCGACAGATTAAACAGTACCCGTTTGTGGTATATATGTCTGTTATGGACGACACTGGTTTTATTCAGTGGAAAAAAGCTAAAATTTCCCCTAGCACACATGTACTAGCAAAGGAAATCGTGGATTATGTCCAGAAAAACGGGCTATATCTGCGCAAGGAAATGACTCCACAGCAGCTTGTAGGTCTTGCTTCCTGTCTCCCAAAGGAACGCAAAGTAGGCTGGGAGTTCCGTCAGCATAGTCACATTTCAGGGGCTATCAATGACATGGAAGTTACTTTCCATGAATGTTACTGGAGTACAGGCAAGAATAAACCGCAAATGGCTTACAAGCCAAAAGGAACTAAAATCAGTCCATACGAAAAGAGGAGGTGAAAAGTATGCTGAAAAACTTTAAAAGAGGTCTGATAGGGTATCAGGACCTGTGCAAGGCAATTGCACAGTTAAAATCAAACCCAGATTATGTCTGGACAGAAGAAGACTTGGAAGCCCTTGAATATGTAGGTGAGGATTATCTCCAGCGGAGGTGATTCTATGATTTACAATTCTTGGACTACCCAACGCAAAGCAAGGGCAGTCAAGCAAATGAGCGATTATTTGCTCAAGAACTATTATCCCAGCTATACAACATGGCGAAAATACTGTCCATATTGGAAGCAAGGGAAGACGGAAACGGAATACTTTGAGGACATCCTAGAATTTGTCTCTACACAAGGCAATTTTGAAAATGCACTTTTTGTATTCTACTGCTTAGTTGCCTAAGCAGATGCTCTATTTCTACGAGGAGTAGACAAGGCAAGGTCAAACCTTGATAGAGCATTATTCAATGAGTTATGCCACTCTAAAAGGCAGGAGGAAAAATTATGACAAAGATCTACACAAGAATCATCAACAAGAAAACCACATCAGTAGAGCTGAAATCTGTTTTAGGCAGAGAACTCTACATCTGTAACAATGGAAACTGGACAGATGTTCTCAACGAATTTTCTTTCAGCTACACACCAGAACAGTTCTGCCAGTATATCTCTGACTATAAAGCATGGGCGGAACTCAACAATGTCTATGTAGAAATTCTGGAAGGTAAAGCAAAGCACAGGGAAATCATCAACCTTGTTAAAGAAAAACTGACAGAATTCTTTAGCGAATATGATTACACCTTCTTTCCTAAGTTCTACAAAACTCTTTCCGCAAAGGAAAAGAAAGCAGCTGTACTGATTCTCAGTCACAGTGAATTGTTTGACTATGGATGTATTCCAGTAATGTATCCAAGCACAAACGAACTCTCTCTTCTCTGGAAAGGAAATAAGAAGCTTAAAAAATGTCTGTTCGTTCCTATCAAGGGACCGGATTATGAACTCACTGTAAACATGTTCACAGGCGAAGTAGTAGAGTATGTGGACATGGACATCATAGAAGGGAATTTCTAGGAGGGCAATCATGCAGAATTATAAAACCAGAATCGCGCAAGCAAAATCAAGTTTCGAACTTTCCTGTATCTGGGAAGAAGTTCGCAATGCTTATTGGATTAAAAAGATTATCAGTAAGAAAATGTACGAAAAACGTTCTGCTGAAATTGCAGCTAGGAGGAAATCATTATGAACAAGGCAGACAAAGTAAAACAAAAATTAATTAAAGAAGTAGTAATCCCTTCATTGATAGGAGTGTTAATAGCACTCCTTTTTTTATTGGCTGTAGTGAAGCCTACAGGAGCAAGCGAAGACAGTACCCGTCCAATGACAGGCACTGTCTATTTTGTTTCAGGGAGAAGTGTCTCAATAGTTTCTCCTGATAAGCGCACTTGGAGCTACAAAGGAAAAGGTTTCTCTGTTGGAGACACAGTATCTTGTGTTGTGTCTAATAATGGCACATCCAAAACAGTAGATGATTATATCAAATCGGCTGTTGTGAGCGAAGGACAACCAATAGAAATAGAAGCAGCTGAAGAAGGGGCTTTAGTCCACTTTGCAAGCGAAACGTATTATTTAGAAAGAAGGTATTAATTATGACATTAAGTATATTCTATAAGCAATTTTCAGGAAACGATTCATTTGAAACTCCGGAAGATAGACAGTCAATCTATCTTGATAAGCTGGAATCCGAACATCCAGGAATCTTTTGCACAATGGAGTCTGCTATTTTTGGATCCTTTAATGATGAAGGATTTTATGCAACTTCGGTACTACAGTCTCATACTGGTTATGTTGTAACCAATAAAACTTCTTGTGGAGCAATAGCTCTGTTTTACTCTGGAGCAATGGAACGCTTCGCTCAACTTATTGGAAACTTCTTTGTCATTCCATCTTCAACAGAAGAAGTGATTCTCATGCCTGAAGGCGATCCTACAAGAATCAATAAGATGATTCGAGGAACAAATGCTTACGTAGAAGATAACTTGGTTTTAGACAATCATGCATACTTCTTTAACAAGGAAACCGGTACATTGAAGCCTGTAGTATCTCTGAGTGATTCTATAGCAGAGAGGAGATTAGCATGACATATAAATACACAACTGTAAGAATACAACGGAAAGAGGCTCTTTTGGGTTACACAGTACCTAAAGGAGCCTTATTTATTAGAGGCAATGGACTTCAGTTTATCTGCACAGAGAGACCTAAAGATCCTATGAATATTCCTGTGTTAATGTTTCAGAATGGAAATTGGCACAGAATTTCAGTGTCTGTTATGTATAGCTATCTTGCAAGAGAGATAGTGAATTTTATCTAAAGGAGGAGTTCTGTTATGAATAACGTATACACGATACAAGAGATTATGACTTTGAAATTCTGTGAGTTGTCCAATGTAGTGTATGAAGCTATCTTAGCAGAACTCACAAAGCAATACCAAGGTATTATTGATAGACTGTTGCCTATCTTTGATAAGGCACCTGTATATCAGTTAGACCAGTATGTAGATATCTATAAATTTATAGTAGTTATATAAGATATATAAGAAAGGAAATAAAAATCATGAAGAAATTATTAGCAGTAGTATTAACAACTATGATGATAACAACCCCAGTATCAGCAGCTCCAACAACAGATGGAGAATACAAAGACCTATATCCTCTGACAGGAATAGTAACAGAGGTTGAGCACATGGAAGATACTGATCTGATTACTATGACAACTGCCAATGGAAATCAG